CGAGTGCCAACCTTGTAAAGCTTCCTGCTGGTAGAGTGCGAGTATTCCTCGCCCTCTCCCGGATTGCAACCTCTGCATTCGGTGCAGCACGCACCCTTGATTTGGGTTGGGCGGCTTATAATGCGGGTGCTGATGGATCGGTTGTTGTGGCCGATCCTGATGGACTAGATGCAGCGCAATCTGTGTCAGGTGCTGGCTCCTACGATCCCACGGGGACTTTAGGTGGTGACGAAACATACCTCTTTGATAGCGCATCCGGCGTTCTAATCACAGCGACTGTAGGTGGTGATACGATCCCGAATAGTGCGACTATCTCGGGGTATATCCTTTACGTTCACGATTAAGGATGGAGCGGGGCTTCGGCCCCGCTTTTTCTTATGGCTGATTCAGAAGTCGCAATCTGCAACCGGGGACTAGACCTAATCGGGGCGGCTCCCATTACCGCTTTGACCGATCCGGGTAAAGTGGCGGGTCTTTGCAATCGAAATTACGGTGTCATCCGGGACCAAGTCCTCCGGTCCTATCCGTGGAATTCGGTTATGCGGAGGGCACAGTTAGCAGCAGAGGTCACGGCTCCCGCCTTTGGTTTTGCCAATCAATTCGCCTTACCAGAAGGACCTGACCCAGCTTATTGCTTGCGGGTCTATCAAATCGAGGGTGAGCTTGAGTTTGATCTTAGATACAAGATCGAAGGTCGGAAGATCCTGTGCGATGAATCAGGCCCTCTAAACATAATCTACATCGCCAGAATAACCGATACTCGCCAGTACGATCCCCTACTTGATGAAGCTATCGCAGCCCAACTAGCAGTATACCTCTCCACGAACCTGACCGAGAGTGGTTCGCGCACTCAAGGTATGCAGGAGTATATGAAAGAGATCATGCGCCAGGCGCGCATGGTTGATGCCCAAGAGGGTAAACCAGATCCCTTTGTTTCCAGAACTTGGCGGGAGGCTCGTCTCTAATGGGCCGTCTCTCTGTCCCCATTACCAATTTCAATGGGGGAGAGTGGTCACCTGAATTAATGGGCCGATATGATCTTCAAGGCTACGCAAATGCTTGCAAGACCATTAAAAACTTCATTCCCACAATTTTAGGTAAAGCCGATCGTCGGACAGGGTCGCGATATGTAAGCTCAAGCAAGACTGACGGTGTTGCGCGCCTGATTCCATTTGAGTACTCGACTATCCAAGCTTATGTGATTGAGGCCGGTAATCTCTATATGCGATTTTACCGGAATAGAGGGCGATTAGAAAGTCCCCCCGGAACCCCGGTTGAAATCGTCACTCCATATACTACTGCTGATTTACCCGATTTAAAATGGGTACAGTCGGCGGATGTGATGTACATAGTCCACCCAAAATATGCTCCGCGTAAACTATCACGGCTTACGGCAACCTCATTTTCACTCACAATATTAGACCGGAGAGATGGTCCTTATTTAGATGAAAATGTCACAGCAACCACTCTTACATTTGCATCGAGTTCTGATGGCGCAACCACTACTGTTACGTCATCCACAGCACTGTTTGCGGCTACGGATGTCGGACGGTTAATACGTATTAGGAGCAGCAGTACAGCATCTTGGGCAATTATAACTGGGTTTACATCTACAACTGTTGTCACCGTTCTTAACAAGACAACAATTAACGGGAGTGGTGAGAAGACTTGGCGCTTAGGCGCATTTTCTGGAACGACAGGCTATCCATCTTGTGTGACGCTCCACGAAGAGCGCTTGATCTTTGCAAATACAACTACTAAACCACAAACGTTCTGGGTGAAGTTGAAGCGTTGGAAGCGAAGCCGTCCATTCCAATCGGTCGTGCCGTTACGAACCGGAGGAAGTGCAAGAGTATTTGCGTACTCAGTGCTGTTTTGTACAGTGATAGCCATATTACATTACTCCCTTAGTTCTCAACGACGTCAATTTGAACGACTTTTTCTTCATGCATACGGGTGGCCCCGATATCCATAGCGGCATAGACCTGGGTCGAGTAGTTCTTGCCAGGCAAAACATCGATGCGTGCTTGGATATCTTTGTTGATGCCCAGAAGAACACCCGACTTCACCCACGCAACGCACGAACGGATTGTTGCTGCTTTAGGCAGGATTACGCCGTCGTTTGCGTCTTCAATGCGGATGAACTTAAAGCCGTAGAAGCCATCAACATTACCCGAGAGCAATACACGCTGAGTGTTGTAATCAACGCTCTTGACTTCAGTCGTGTCGATGAATTGGTCTTCTTGATACGAGGTCCATGCGATGTAGAGTTCATCACCGGGATTGATCGCATTCTTGGACTTCAGGATACGCATGGCCTGACGAACTTTAGCCAAAGTAAATCCAGTCGCACCGTTGGCAATCTTTTGTCCGGCAGGTAGTGCCACAGCCGTGGTGCCAGTCTGCCCTGTATAGGAGTTCCCTAACATTGCCTCGATCGCGATACGGTCATGGCTACGTGAGAGCGCCGCCGTAAATGCCTGGGTGTAGGCATTCGTTGGGTCATTCAGGGTGCGGACCTTATCTTGCTCATCAACAAGATCAGCAACACTCCACCGTTGGGTAGAAACAGACCGACGCTTATGTGGCGTGTTTACATAAGTCGTATCGGCATGACGTGTATTTTCAATGGTAGATGCAACTGCACCGATTTGGTCAAAGAACGCACGGTCCTTAACCATTGGCTCTACCCGGACAGCCGAGCGGAGCAGCGCAGTCTTCTGTTGGACGGTTAACTCAATACCCGTCTTGTACTCATTAACGAAAGCAGTAGTGATTTGGTTGGACATAGTTGTCCCTCCATCGGTTCAGGTTGAAATTTTGGTTTGCTGAATCCGGGAGGGTTGCCCGTTAAAACGGACCCTAACCTAGCGTTTACAGTCCGCTTCGACCTGACGGCTTACGTCCTACAGCCGGGTCTTTCAACTTGTCGGCGATCCACTCGTAGTACTCAGTTGCGATTTCCAGAACGGGACGCCCGTCATGGGCACCTTGTCGCTCTATCGCAAGTTTCAGACACTCAAGCCTGACTTGGTTATCCTGCATCGGGGAACGCCCGAGCATTCAATGCAGCCATTCTCCGCAACGCCTCGGCATGGCCGGGGTGCTCACGGTTTAGATAGGCTTCACTAAATTCTTTATCACCCTTAAGCTTTTCAATTTCGCTCATGGCACCTTGTGGTGAGTTATTGGATACCGATCCATTGACAATAGATGCTGTGCCCATCTTCTCACCAATGTTGGCAAACATCTCAATCAGCGCTGCTGAGCCTGAGATCTTCTCAAGTTTATCTAGATCAATTGCGCTTAGACCAAATTGCTTTACCGCCGCCTGCGCGACCGATACGTTCTTGTCATAATCCCCACCCCATTTAGTGCGGAGCGCTTGATCGAGGTCTTTATCCTCTTTGCCGCTATTCTCAGCTAACGCAGTAACTGCCTGGCGAGAATGAGACACATATTCATCATGCAGGGCCTTGGCTTGCGAGGGAGTTAATCCGGCTTTGTGAGCCGCTCCACGGAACCAATTATCTACGAAGTTTCGATCGTAATGTTCAAAGTCTGATGGGGCCTCAAAAGTGTAGCCCTTAGGGTCGGCTGGCATCCCCAATGCGGAATAGATCTTTCGATATTCCTCGGGGGATGCATCCTTTCCAGGAACGGCGAATTTATCCCGCCCCACCATCTTCTCGAGTTCACTGTAACTGGTCAGCACCGCACCTGGATCTGACCACTTCTTGGTTTCGATGAGTGGTTTATGGGCTTCGTAGTTTTGCCCTAGGGTTGCAGACCAATCAAAGCTCGGGTTGCCCGCTGGAACGGACCCATTCTCTTCAGCCACTATGTGTCTCCTTAGTTATGATGAAGTCTTCAGGCTTTAAATGCGATGCCCCCATGATGTGATTGAACACATCACGCTGACCTTCGTTGAAGCTTGTCTGGTAAGGATCACCGGCTACAAATGAAGTGCCTGGACCATTGCAATATTGAAACAGTGACTTAAGAACGAGCTGACCATCGTGGGTACTAAAGACCCGACGAAAGGCCATGGCGGTCTCACTCCCTTTGCTTCCAAAGAGATTTAAAAACCACCTTGCTGCGTCCTTCATGCTGCTTGTGCTTCAGCCGCTGCTTTTTCGGTTAAAGCCATATCCTTCATAGCCCCTGCCATCTCAGGCATGGCTGCCGCAGATTGCTGAGCTTGCTGAGCTTGTGCGCGTTGTTGTCTGGCTTGCATCATAGCTTTTCTGTCAGTCGTAACTTTTGCGGGTACGCCTTCTACTTCTGCCTTAATCCGCGCGATTTCATCAAAATCATAGTTGTCAAGAATCTCGGGTTTGATTTGTGCAATTGGCAAGATGCTCTGCAATGTACGATCAATCGCCATGGACTCGCTCGAGCGTTGAGCCCGAGCCATTGGACTCACATACTCAACCTTTAAATCAGGATACTGCTTCAATACATCCGGCGGCTCAGGGAAACGCCCGTTCCTCGCCATGATATCAAACACAATGTCCATTAATGGATCATGCAACTCTGTAGTTACACGGCCCATATGAGGACCTAACAAGCGCATCTTTTCTTGTTCACGCTGAATGACTTCTGTCGCCGTCATGTTGGCCCGATCGACCATCATCAACAGCGAGGCGTGGAAGGCTTCGCGGATTTCAATGCGAACCCGCTCTACCTTGTAAT